TTGTGTTTTGATTATTCGACTATGGCAACAATCAGATTAACAATTTTAAGTTCTATTAAGGAACATGATGGCAGGCTTCCCATCTTAGTCTGCATCTCCCAAAAGAAAGAACGCGCCTACATCAAAACAGAGTTTCTGTTAGATGATATTGCAGAATTCGATAACGGTAAAGTCGCTTACCGGAAGGATGCGAACGTCATGAATAAAAGGCTTGAATTTGTGTTTTCACAATACAAAGAGAAATTTAATTCTATTGAATGTATAGACTATTTTTCTGCAATTCAGATAAAGCGGATTATAATGTCCAAGGAACGCCCTTCACATATTTCGTTTCTGGAGTTCTGGAAACAGCGCATAAATGAAATTAGGGAAGAGGGGAGGGAAAGCTATGCAAAAATGAATGAGGAGACTGTACGGGTGTTTACTAATGCGGAAGGAGATGTACCTATTCCTGCAATTAATACTTTATTGGTAGAGCATTTTAAAAGGTGGATGATAAAGAAAGGCTATGCTAATGGAAACATCGGATTGCGATTAACCCATCTGAAAGCCCGGATAAACGAGCTGATAAAAACAGGTGTTCTGAAAACGGATATGCACCCATTTGCGTACACGAAAATACCAACAGCAGACCCTAAAGAATGCGATCTTTCAATAGAAGAATTTCAGAAAATACAAAGAACGGAAGTTGAAGGAAAACGATTGAATTTAGGTAGGGATATGTTTTTACTATCTTTCTATTTGTGCGGTATCAATCTGAAAGATTTATTATCAGTCGATTTGTCGATGGATATACTTTCTTTTGAAAGAATCAAGACTGTTCATGCTAAGACTGGAAAATCAGTCATAACGATACCTATACATAGCGAAGCGAAAGCAATTATCAGTAAGTACATAAATAAAAAAGGATTTTTGGATTTAGGGTATTCTTATACCTATTCTAATTTGCAGAAATATATCAATCTTTGCATGAGGGAACTAAAAGAGCACTTAGGAATCAAACAGACATTGTGCTTTTATTCTGCCCGCAAAACTTTCGCCCAGTTCGCTTCCGAACTTGGCATACCAGATGGGGTGATAGATTACTGCCTTGGACACTCTGACAAAAGCAAGGGCGTAATCAGGTTCTATACAAAAGTCAAGCAGAGACAAGCGGAGATAGCCATAAATAGAGTAATTGACTACGTGAATGACCCGGAAAAATATAAGGACTATATAGAGATGAGAGCAGATATCATGATGATGAAGGGATAGGAAATTTCCCAAAAGCACAATAAGTTTCCAGATATGAAGCAGAAATTTCCAGAAAGGTCAATTTACCTCAAATGGCTAGCTACGGCAATACCGATGGCAGGTAATTTAAGAGGTAGCTTATTCGGCTACCTCTTTTTTAACTGGTACCAAAGGAGAACAATTTTCTCGGTTTACAACTATATCACGCATATTAGGCTTATTATTAAAATTGCGAGATATATTTTTTATCAAATCAATATAATTATCTGTCCCATCTTTGTACTGTCGATAAAAGACTTTAATTGATAGGCAATTGTCATGCTCAAATAAAGTATTTAATAATGTCCGATCAGAGTTTCCACATGAATGCCCCATTATAAAGACCTGATATGGCCCTAATGCTATAAACTCCAAAAGACTTCTATAATTTTTGGTTTTATGGTATCTTATAGATTTGATATTCTCTAAAAAATCATTATTCTGTAATCTTTCTATTCTTTCATAATCATTATCTAGCTCATCACCATATCCGAATATAATGGGATTATTTTCATTGTTAAGCTCTCCATGAATATTAATAATTTCATTAAAACAATTTTCTGCATATAATTTTTCAGCAGTTTGTGTATAATTAAAATTTAAAAGTAAGGTATACGGCGCTAGATGATTCTTTTTAAAATTGTCATATTTAAAATTCTTATTAATAAAGTACCTCCGTTGTTCATCTTTTGTCAAACATTCACTATATGCAGGATCTTCACTATAGTCAATGGTAAAATCATGATATATATCTGTATTAGAAAAAATAGAGTTAATGAATGCAGTTTGCTTACAAGTGGCAACTTCATCAAACTCTATGAAACTAGAAAAAACATTATGTATAGATTGATGTTGTTTCAATTCTGTGTTTTCAGTAATCCTAGTTAAATATTTTTCTAGCAATCCTTTTACATCATCAAACTCTTTATTAAGCGTATGGATACTTTCGTTTTGCTTTTGGTAATTTTCTTCTTGAAGTAGCTCTTTCAATGCTTTATAATATTCATTTTCTATATCTACCCAATTCACAAGAGAACATTGATGAGATATATGCTCAAAAAAATGATTTGTGAACGTTAAAGTAACTGTCACATTTGAACTAGGATCATTATTATGCTCATCAATTAGTGTATGCAATTTCCATAAAGGACTATCTTCTTTATAAGAAGAACAAACTTTATTAACTCCGGTTTTATCATATTCTTTTCCAATTTTTATAAACTGATCTTCATAGTCATTAAGAGGGTGTTTGCCCCCTCCATATTGTTGGTCTAACAACCGCCAGTATTTATCATAAATCCCTTCTTCAACAGTATCCCAATAATCATTTATAAAATCTTTATATCCAGTCTTTAAATTGTGAGCTAAATCAAAACCGTTACCAATAATTATAATTCTATTCATACTGGAGACTTATTTAAGTTAATAACAAAAATATCATAATTCAAGAACGAAGTTATGATCGCATTTATTTCCCATATTATATTTTTAAACATTCAATATTATTATTGTTTACAAAATCTTCAAACTCACCTTTCAATTCCCTACTCAATTTTAATTCGCTATTCCAAAGAGGTAATCTTTTATTTTGCATAACAGACTCCAATATTAAACAGTATTCTACTAGTAACGGATTGTCATTTTCTGTATTATACCAACATATTTCCAATTCGAAGATAGATAGCGCACGCATTTTTTCAGGCCACAGTTTCCATCTAGGAGTCTTTTGCTGCTTCCCAATTATTCGTCTTTTTAGTCCTCCTTTGCGATGCACTGTCTTTCCATTTTCTATATGCCCCGAACTTCCGATATAAACTGGAACCTTCGTCCCTTTAAAATAGCCATATACAATATACACTCCACAACAATCATCAGGAATTTGAGCCTTCTCACATTCTCTATTCAAATTGTCATCAATTGTGAATTTTAAACATCCCTGTTTATTATAGCGATTTAATAAATCAAACATGCCTTTCCAAATGTTTTTTTATTATTTTTGCCATCTCCTTTAACATATCATCCTTTACATCCGCACTTAGCTGACGAGTATGGATTACAAGTTTTCTACCACCGGCATCATGATGAGTATAAAACCAATTCCCTTTATTAAACAAAAATCTACCGACATCATCACCATCATAAGTGACACCAAAAATCTTATCTATCTCGCGAATATTGTCATTATTCTGAATATAATTAGAACATGCCAATATAATCACAGGAAAACTTTGAATAAAGGAGGATACCTGGAACAATTCTTTCCGTGAGGAAATTCCACTTTTATCGGCTTGAGCAGTTCGGAGGCTAGGGGCATCATTTATCTCGGTAGTAAATATTTGAGTTGGGAAATCAACATACCGATTGTGAAATCCTTCGCTGCCATAGATATAATCTTTTAATCTCTGATACTTGCTCCAAGTATTTACACCCCACCCTTTTGCTACGTTAACATCTTGTTCTACTTTATGACATAACTCCATAATTGTATCATTACTAACATGATTATCCCACATAGATGCATTGCTGTTATAAAACTCATCAGGTTCTTCCATTGCAGACTCTTTACCCACTATTAGTATTTTAGAGTTAGGGTTTCCCCAACCAACATATTTACCATTTTGATTACAGTAATTTACAAATTCCTTAAATTCATCTAAGTATTCCATAGCATATCAATTTTATTTGGACAAATATATATGATTATTTTATATACGACAACATTAGTGTCCCATTAAAATTGGGACGAATTAAAAATTAAATAAACTTGGCCCATTTGGTCCGAATCGTTCTTTGTCATTTTGAAATTTAGTTTTATCAAAGAGGTCTCTCAGATGAGTCTTATCAGTCAATGAGATGCTCAGTATTTGTAACACTTCATATGTACTTCTGTTCAGTTGCATATCGTGTTGAATGATTGCCACCAAACAGTAAGCGCATATAGCAGCATATATCTGTATTCGAACAGCATTCTCTGTAGTTCCCCAAAATCTTTTGATTTTAAGGTGCTGCTTGAGCCATTTGAAAAACAGCTCTACCTGCCAGCGATTTTTATAAAGTTCAGCAACTTGAAGCGCAGATATATGCATCGCATTGGTTATGAATGTAAATTCTCGTTCTTGTTCTTCATCCCAATATTTAACCAATCTAAGTGGCTCTGGGTAATATTGTTTAGGATAGAATCCTGTCAGAAGTACACTTGCGTCTGAAAGCACATTCTTAGGCAGCCTACGTTTCCATTGGATGGATTTGTACCCGAGATTCTTTTTTGCTCTGACAACAAAGTAGGCTTCAATTTGATGAATTTTATACAGCATTTTGAAGTTGTTATAACCGCGGTCAAAGATGTAATAAGAGCTTGGTTCATAAGGAATTTCAATCATAACTTTAGAATCGTGTACGGATGCTTCCGTGATATGAAAGAATGCAGGAATCTGTGTTTCCACATCATATAATGTATGCACTTTGATACCACCTTTCTTTTTGCGGAATTTTGCCCACCAAAAGACTGAAAGGCACAGGTCAATAGTAGTCGAATCGAAAGCATAAACGTTACCGCCAAGTTTGAAAATATGATTAGCACACTTTTGTCGTGCTTCGCTAACCAGGTAGTAAGCATATTCTTCAAAGATGTGATAGTCTCTATCTTGATTTGCTCTTGCCAGCGATGACTTTGATACATTTTTACCCATTCCTAAATGATAACATTTGGAATGATGAGCTTCAAGAGCAACTATCAAATCTCGCAGACTTTCACGATTAGAAAGTTGACCAAACATCAAAGCAAGTAGTTGATTCCAGCAGGTGAAGTGCTTCACATATTTATCACCATCATACTTGGTGACTATGCGGTTAAACTTACTTCGATTCAGAAATGAAGCCAATTGAGCGAAAACGTATTTGTCTTGGAACATATGCCATCGGATTAATCTGATGCAAAGCTACAAATTCAAGTCCGTTCGCTCGGAAAATCGCTGTAACTAACTAAATTTCAAATATTTCAAAGAACTCTTTTAGATTTTAATGGGACAACAATGATACGACAAATAATAAAAAAAATCCCCGACTACATAGCCAGGGACAAACACAAAGTATAACTCTTGAAGGTTATTTGTTAACGATTACCGGCCTTCTACTTTACCGGATAAACTTAGTACTTAGAATTAATTAATGTATCATTTTATCCTCCTTTCCTTTAAAACCTTTTTCCGTAGGAAATTGTTATATAAGTGAAACTTAAACTTTTCATACCGGAAACGGTCTGTGAAGATAGTGCCGGTATTACCATATAAATAAGTTATAACTAACCCCAGCTCCTACGTACCAACCACCCGGATAACTATATCCTGCTTGTAAACCTAATCCCCAGCGTTTCTTCTTCTGTAAAGGCGGGAAAGTAATAATTTTATTATCCCTGTATATTTCCATAGAATCAAGGTTGGGATTATACCCACTGACTACCGCCCGGTAATCATCGGTCTTATACTCCTTACTTGTAATCGGTATTAGTACCGGAATCGAATCGCCTTCTACGGTTCTATCGGTGGTAGTATCTATCAGGATCGGTAAATATACCGTATCGGTACGTTTTAGAGCTTCCTTTACCGGTTTGGGTATTGTGTCTCTTATTGTGTCTCGGATACGTACAGTATCTCCCTTAATGTACACCATTGACGGATCGTGCGGATTACACTGCATCCACACGATCACGCCAATCAACAGGCAGACTAGCATCCAAGGAAGGGTTTTCATAGAATACTATCACTTGAAGACCACTCCGAACTTGCCAGCAAAGTATTCAATTCTTCGCCTTCGTAGACAGGATAAGGATAAGACACAATCGGTGTCTCTCCATCCTCTGAAAGAGTCATAATCATTTTACTTGCAAATATTTCAGCATAATGTTCGGCTTTCATCAAAGCCTTTTTACCATTCAAGCTTATACGAGGCACTAAATTTCTTTTATCCAGCTCCTCTTGTGGAACTTCCTCCAAATCGGAATATGGAAAAACGATGTACTGTAACGTTGACATAAGTTATTTTATAAATGTTATTTTGTTAATAATCTCGTTCAAATTCGCTGTGGGGAATGTTATAACCCATTTTGACAAAAACGAGAAACAATATACCTATATAATACATCGGCTATCTGATAATATCCACTATAACTAGGATGTATTCCATTTGTGCCCCTGTACTCTTTCTTTTCGTTCCTTGAATTGACATTGAAAAGAGCTTCCATCATATTATTTTCGCTATCGAACTGACTTGCCACATCAACATAATCCACATACGAATACTCTTCGGAGATATTGGTAATAAAGTCATTATACGCATGCACTCTATTAATCAACCATTGCAGGTCAGCTAAAGGTGAAGTCTGGGAATAATTTGCCGAAAGACCACCATTTAACGAAGGCAGCTGAACACCTATCAGAGCTATTCTTGCATCGGGATATTCTTCATGAGCAGTTTCTACCAACGTTTTTATATAAGACGTATTCGGCGACAAGTCAACATATAGTATATTCCATCCTAACAAAAACGAAATAAGCCCTACTTCACCGTTATTTGTACATTTGTTAATATATGGAATATAAGATACTTTATTTTCATCAGAATTCCATAAAGGATTAGAAGCATCAGGAGCGACAGAGAAATAAGCTATTGAAGCGTCTCCATCCGTAGAACTTCTGACTAAAGTACCCGAGATGTCGGGAACAACCGTTTCTGAATTTGATCTTGTAAGGATGTTGCCTTCACCACCAGTTATATTTACTTCAACAATCGTATAAGTCACACCATTCTGGGTATAAGTTGCACCAACAACAAGATTAGTAACACCCGATACCTGAAACCTGTAACCACGAGAACCCTGCGTAGCATAGTTTTCCCACGCCCATCCGCCTATGCCGAAATAGCGAGTGTTTTCTTTTACCATTGTGCCAACTAAGGATATATTAGATAAATTATTTCCGGCAGGAAATACCCCATTTGTTTCATCCTGGGAGGTAATCCTTCTTTCAAGTTCATGTTGCCAAATTCCTTGCGAAGACAAACTGTCACCAAATGTTGCTATATTGAGTTGAGACAAAGGAGATACTGGTGCGGGAACTGTGATTAACGATACTTCTTTAGAAACAATCGTGTTGCCTTCAGAGTCTCTAATTTCTATAGTCAGAGCATTTGTGCCGATATCGGACGCTTCTGGATTGTATTCATAATATCTTGGATAGGACTGACCCTTGGTACTGATAAATCTAATATCATAATCCTTTAAATCAAGACAACTTATAATACTTCTATAAAAAAGTTGAAGCGTATCACCTACCACTGCATACACTTTTTCAGGAATATGAATTGTAGGAATAGAAGGAATTCTAGTTTCAAGATCATCGATACGGTTATCGATTCTTCCTATTTCAGACTGGAAATCAATAAAATTATCTGAAACTACTAATTCTGTTACCTCGCTGGAAATGTCAACATTATTAATCTTTCTTTGAACGAATAGATATCCATCAGCATCAGGAGTATAATCAAAACTATATTCCGATACAGAGTCTACATTCTGAACTATAGTGACATTTTTACCAGATACGATTGATTCTCCCTCCTGAAAATATACTAGTCCAAAAATACCTGCGGAAGTATATCTACTTGATACTTCGAAATGGAGCTTCGTACCAGAGGAAACTTTGAAATAGTCTGATATGTAATTATCCCCTACCGAATCTAATTTGGATGTAGATTGTAAAGTACGATAATGACCACTGCCATTGTATACCACATTTTCCCAGCTTTTCTGTTGGTATACCTGAAGGTTTTTTTTTAATTCTTCCACTTCCTTAAAATTTCCATCTATCCCTTGCGCAATGACTCCCCACTTTTGTTCGGAGTCTTTTGCTATATCAAATATCTTTTCCATAATATCATTCGTTTTTAATTAATGTTTCATTTGAAATTAAAGTTGAGTTGCTTAACATTGTCAAGTAACTGGAGATAACAAGGTTTATCTTTTGAGGAGATTTGACTACCTTTCCCGTAATCTCGTAAACGCCATTATCACCATATATGGATATGTCGCTGATAGCATTGCACGACACCTCCATTAGCTTATCAGAGGTATTTGGCAACGTTACAGTGATGGTAACCATGCTATCTACAGAGATATATTCTCCGGGATTAACAGAATAGGAAATGGAAGAATAAGGTAGATTACTCTTCACTATCGGTCTGAACTCCACCATATCCGGATACAGCGTACCCAGCTTATGCTTCTTCAACTGGCGCTCTATCAAGAACTCGGACATACTATAAGGGAAGGACATGAGAGAGTAGATAGCTCCGTTGAAGAAACGAGAATCATTATCTCGAATCGTGCCTAACCACATATCAGTTCCATCTTCTGCTGCACCTGCTGTTATAGATTGCCCGCAATAAGAGTATTTAGATAAATAAGATATACTTCTAGTAGAAATAAAATTTAGACCAGAAGTAGCTTGACCAAAACTATAAACGCTATTTCCGGCAGTTTCCACAAATGCCCCCGGATTATTCTTTGACGATATAGCTCCAATATTAGCAAATATTTCTCTATCGGTTACTACCGTATAATCCTTGTAAACAGGCATCCCTGTCACCTTACCGAAGTCATTGATACCGTCAAGGCATAGACCACCTGCGTGGGAAGGAATTTGGGTGATGGTAACACTATTACCCATACCCGGATTACCAAAACCACAAAATCGACCAGATCCACTATACAAAGTGTTATGTGAAGCTGGTAATATATTCACCCCATCTACAATTTTAACTGATTTAGGCGACCCAGTTTCATCAATATAGCTATAATCAATATCAGCTCCTGTTTTAATAACCTTAAACGAAGGAATGTCTGGATATTCTTTACTCCCTACGCTATAATACAGTAGCATAATATGACTTATAGCATTTTTACAATCTATCTTACTACTCGTTATAGTTGAATTACTACTGTTCCATATACTAGAATCGAGAAAATCAACCTCATACTTCCCAATACCTGAATCCCCCTTCCAAGCAATATTGTTCAACTGAATATCCCTACCGTTACCGGAAAAGTCAATCAGCTTGTCGCCAAACTCTGCGTGGTTATCGTTGGTGATTCCCTGTTTCTTGACATCACACAGTATATCAGGTTTAAGTGTTCTATCCAAGTTGAAGTAGGCGATTACCTGGTTGATTTGGTCGGTAGTCAGTACCTTGTTGGCGATGATTGTCCAGTACCAAGCTACTTGACTAGTTTCAACTATGCTGTCATTACTAATATATCCAACTACACTAAATTTTGAGGACAAATTAGTATTACTAGAGGCAGAGGCAGTATAATCTGCTTTATCTCCTAATATATTATTTATTACATTAATAGTAGAACCTTGAATATTGTCTTTATACCATCCGTATATTCCAGTCTTATCTGTTAGACTAATTGCATTTCTACCTACAACACTTCCAGAAGTTCTAATATTATTTGTAGTAATAAAGTTACTAGGTTTATCTATCTGATGAATCATACTAACAACAGTAACCTCATCAGTAATACCCATCTCCTGTACGGTTTTGGTGGAAGTAATCAGGTCTTCAACTCCATCGGTGAAGAATGCACCTTCGAAAGAGGGGATTTGAGTGATAGTTAGTCCAACCCAATCTTTGGCAGGAGCAGAGGCAGTACTTATAAAGAAATCTACATCACTACCTGCAACTGTTGCAGGCAGAGTATAAATACCATCTTCTCTTATAAACAAGGATGAAAATTGAGTATCTTCTTTTGTTATCCTATATCTATAAGACATCCACCCACCATTAGGTATGTTACTTATCTTTACTTTAAAGCTATCTTTAGCTAATCTATTCCATAAGAAATAACCAGCATTTGTTATAGCCTTCTCATCAGTAAGAACATACTTACTATCAGTAATAATAGAAGTTCCAGCAACTTTAGACCAAGTAGTAAAATCCTCTTTATACTCACCAAACCCACTATTCAATTTGAAGGCTGCATTGCTGATTACAAACGGATTGTCAGGGTCCACCAAGTTCTTGACAACAGCCCTGTCCGGGTCGTCGTTGCTTTTACCATAACAGATGCAGACGGCTTTCAAGGAGGCTAAGACTTCCGGGTCGATGTAGGGACGGTCGGTACCGGAAGACGAACCACGGGAGGGCGAACCGATTTGGTTTAAGCCGATCCGGTTAAGCCCCACTACATTTAAAGACAACCTGTTAAGCTTCATTGCCGGATTCGGTTACTGTTCCACTTAAAACTTCGCTGTCACTTTCGACGCGGATTGTCTTTGGATAGACCAATGCCGAAAAATCACAGTCTATAGTCGTCCCTGCATTGTACGCAAGACTTCCGGGCAAAACAACGGACTCAAAATTCCCCTCATTTGTCGTCCGTTGAAGGATACTTACCCGACCGTAGTTGTCGCGTTCCAAATGGATGTTGAAATCGGAATTTACCTGAAATTCCGCATACCATACGCTACTGTTCTTTTTGAACTCCAAATTTATTGTTGCCATGATTGTTCCTCCTATTGATTAAAGTTTATAATAAATCCCATCCGGCTTCTATGTCAGCCATAACAGCCGGAACTCCATTCTCAACACGTGAGATGGCAGCAGCAAAAGCGCACATGGTTGCTTTGTCGTTGATGTCTGGAACGTATGTATTCGGGACTTGCATTTCGCTACATACACGGCTGATATATCCGGCTGTATTGTTCTCGTTTTCCGGTGCCCACCGCTTGATGAAGTCGGCAATCGTCTGACAGCCGTGTCTTTTACGGTAGTTTTGCAAGGTTCGGATAAGGGCACGGTAACCCCATTTCATTTCGGTAAATTGGAAAAACGATTTATCTTCCTGTTTATCTCTCAATCCTTGCCACTTATCCTTTGTGATCCGGATGTTGCCCGGATTATTATTTCTCAAACCTCTTGGTAAACTCATGTTTATTTCCTCCTATAATATCAATGTTAATACTCCCAACGCCAGACCCACGCAATCACAGATGATGTCTTTAATTGAAAACTCTGTTTTCTTGCAGTACTTGTCGTATACTTCCTTCAGAACGAAGATTACGACGGTTATAATGATTGCTTCCCATAGTGGCGTATATTTCGATAGCCACATAACCAAGTTCTGGCATACTATAATGTGAGCCATTCCGTCTATTCCGATCTTGGATAGAAGCTTGCTGGCTAAGGCGCTGATTTTATTTATTTGATTCATGTATTTCCTCTTTTTCTATAATTTCTTTTACATCTTCCTTATCAACCTTAAACACCTTCTTACCAAACACTCCCAAAGCCCCGATAAGATTGATGTTAATCCCCTTTGGCTTCAGTATATTCCCGACTATCGAACACCCCTCTATGAAGCATACCAATAAACAGGAATACACATCTATAGGATATTCATTGTGACTTGCTACGCTAATCATGCAGACCATGCAGACGAAAGCGAAGTAAGTGACCATCTTCCCCATAGTGGCACGGATCGCACGTGAGAATCTGACCTTTTCGCCCATTAGCATACTTTTCCTCACTCCGAATAGGAGATCACAGAGGATTACAGCACATGAGACAATCAGCCATGGAATCATATTTTGCAATGATTCGGCAACAAATGCAGTGGCTATTGCGGCAAATCCTCCGGTTGTGGTATGTACTATTGCTTCTTTCATACGATACAGGTTAGATAAACGGTTAACAACGAAATTACCTCGATCCAGAACATCGGCTTTCTTTTTATGAAGTCGGAGATGAAATTGCCTGTCCAATGCTCGCTCATGGAGATAACCATGTAAGCGATAAATCCAGCCCATAACAGTAACCAATACCAACTATTGCAACCTACCCATATCTGGGAGAAGATTAAAGACATGGCGGCACCGATACAGTGAGGAACTTTTTGTTCTGTTTTGAAATTGGGAGATACACCAAGTATAGCCATCCCGACAACCGAAAGGAATACAAGAAACTGACTGTTCTCCGTGCTTGCTTCCAAAGCTGCCGAGAGAAGCAATACACCAGAGCCGATCATACAAAGAGTAAACCAGAACTTATGCATCAGGGCATAGTAAGTATCACTGATAGAATACGGGATTTCCTCCATCTTTTTAATCATCGCAAAAACATATCCGGCAATGAGAATGAATGACATTAATACTAGTAGAATCATAGCTTTATTTGTTATAGTTCATAAATTTAAGAATAGAAGTAAGCGATGAAATCAGGCATCAGTGGATACATGCTTTCAATGGGAATACTAATATCCGTATATCGGTCAGTGATAGTAAGCCAGTTATTTCGATAGGTATCCCGGATACTTTTTTGCATTTCTGTTTCTTGAACATCCCCACGCAATACCGCTTTGTCGTACAAATCTACCGCCTCTAATTGACGTTTCCGATCAAACCGGGCTTTAGACAGCTCCGATTCCAAAGTTATTACACCATCGGCTACAAGCTGCTCACGTGTTTTCTTTACGATAGCGCCATCCGAAACAGTCTCATTTGCGGGAAGGGATATTATACCCCTTTCATACAATTCTATTCGTGTGGCTTCACGTACATACTCCTTATCTCCGTCCTGTACGTAGGTGATATAATGCGGAAGATCTTCTCCGACAAACTCTATTGCCTTACCCCCAAAATATGCCGGATAATCCTTTACCGGATGATCTTTGACTGCAAAAACAAGAGCTGTACCTTTCTTTGCGTTTTCCCTGTCTAAATAAATATACTTTTCCATATTTTGTATGTTTAAATGTTATGATTTTCTTTCCCATATATGGACCTTGATATATGGCGGAAGGATGCTGAATTCTTTTCCTCCTCCAGTTTCAGCAAGGTTTCCGCTTAGTCCGTGAGAGTGGGTTCCGCTTTCAGACGTGGTTGGATTTGTATAGCTGGTATAAGGAGCAGCACTACCTGTACTTTCACCTCCTGCTGCACCTGATTGTCCCCATCCGTTTCCGGATGCTGCCGATTCCATACCGTAGTTACCGCCATTCGGAGCAAACAGGTAGTTTGGATTGCCGCTGTCGTTTCTATCCGACATCTTAACACTATGCGAGTGTGACGGCTGTGTATGGCTATGGCTGTCTACCTGATGACGGTGATTGCCCGCTGTATGGGTATGGGAACCGGACTCATCTGTTTTCGCAGTAAGTGCGTGAGTATGGGCAGGCATATTCTCAACGCTTAGCACAACCGAAGAGCTGCCACCGGTTGCACCACTTTCCTCCTGCTCGGAGGTACCGTAAAGGAAACGACCCTCCAACTTCTCCCAAGTTGTGCCCGGATAACGGACGGCAGGGTTGTCAGTCAACTTAGTTATAAATATTCCGCCCACGGGGACAGGGCAAATCAATATTTCATTAGCATGATCGCCCGTTACTGTAAATATGTATTTTTCTTCTGCCATAGTTTATATTTTTATTCTGATGGATTAAAATCCTCATTTGCAAAATCTTTGTAGTTTTGTATGTACCAGAAACTGAAATCTCCAAATGAAATACATCTCAAAATAATTTCTTTATCCGAAACACGTACTTTTGATATTTGTATTGGGGAGCCTGCTACTGGAATATATCCGGGGTAGAAGAATATACCGTTTTCTTCTATTGTCAGATCAAAGAAGCTTCTGGAAGACCTTGTTGTCATAAACCCGGAATAAATTCTAACTTCTGAACCATTATATTCCGGACTGGGAGCGGGAAGCTCTATGATTTGATCGCCATATATATTTCCGTAACGTACTACAAAGTATCTCCCCTCCGATAAATCCATAGGTGTCGGAGTTGAATCCGCATTTATTTGAAACATCTTATAAGGTAGAGACAAAGACGCCATCAGGTTAAGATTCCCAAGTTCATCCCAGACAAGATTCTTTGATGCAAGGAATCCGCTTCCGTCTTTCTTGAGCGCCCATTTTTCACCGTTTGATAATAGCTCATCGGCATTTATATTATCAGCTTTAAGGCGTGGCTTTCCGTTTTCTCCTATTTCAAAGACGGCAATCTGATTACCATCCCGATCTTTTATCATGAAATTATCGGTTGAAACGTCAATTTCGGCACCGTGTATTTTCAAACCGGTTACAGGGTCAAACTGAATGAATGCGTCTTTACCCCGTGTGCCTGTATAACTGCGTCCGTATGTATTCGAATAGAACTGTTGTGTCTCCTGGTCGAATCCTTCTTCTTTCACCGCCTTTCCATCCAAAGAGTAAGAATCTATTCTCTGCAACATCTGTATGGTAGGAGCAGTAAGTCCGTAGGCGGACAGGAGAATGGCGTTCTGACGTGCCGGGTCTGTACGGTTTCCCAGTTGGATTATCTTATCACCCGCTTGCGGAATATCACTGCCTTCAGCACAATCATCTACAGATAAATCAATATAATTTTCGCCTACAGCCAGAACATAACGCCAGTAATAACGGTTGGATACATTTTCATAAACCCCTTCTTTAATGTTGAACTGCCTGCATTGCGCCATGTCTCCGGCTGCGAATTGGTTGATAATGGCTTTCTCACCGTCATCAGTCGTAAAATAACAGCGGTAGACACCTCCAGTTGCTATGGATGATAATAATGCTTTCCCATCAACATCATAAAGGCGAAAGCCGTTTGCATCATAAAGAGCGGCTTCCGTTATCTTTTCCACTTTGGTGCATTCGATACTAGCCAATGTCAGGAGAACTTCACCGCCTGCTGATTGAAGCTCCTTGATTGTTAAAGACTCAAATATTGCTTTCAGTCTTACATACAGCTCATCAACCTCGATGTATGACCGTCCGGTCTTTGGATCGCGTTTGATGAGGAATCCTGAACCAAGTGCACCGGGAATAAAGTTCTGGGATTCTATATTGTCGGTAATAACACCGCCTAACAGCTTGATAAGAAACTCCATTGTCTCCTCCTGCGCCTTGTTCAAGAAGGTGGCAAGTGATCTCTTTGCGGAGAATACGTTTCTGTCAGACGGGATTGTCTTGTCATTAACCCCAATAACATACACACTCGTTCCACCACCTCCGACAGCAGAGCCGGAATAGGTTTGTCCCTTGTAAGTAAGGGAATCAAGCTTGCTCTCTATCTCACCGATACGGGAATATGAAGCCGTCTCTCCAACTGTATAAATCGGGTGATCGTAAGGAAAATCCAGCGGCCACTCGAAACCGATTATTCTTGATCGTCTGCCTTCCGGGAAAAATGCCTTATTTATCAGGTTGACCTTAGCCCCGACTTCGTATGTACGGATATTACCTTTATTGTAGATGAAATCAGCATCCATCTCACAATCGTAGGTGGACGGGTCAATCATGGATTTCTTTACGTACTCCTTTGCTTTTTTGAGTAGATTCTGCTCTGCATCCGGCAACATCTGCTCGGAGATGTACGCGGTATCAAAACCGTAAAGGATATAAGTATTAGAAGCTTCCGGATAAAGAACATCATCCGGAAGAAAGCGACCGTAATCCTCATTGCGGACAATTTCGAAGGTTGTTCCGGTGTTATCGCTTTCTACAATATTGATAGCAAAGTCCATCCCGGCAAGCTTGCCAGTTTGGAATATCATGTGAAGTTCCTCACCATCCAGCCTAAAATCTTCTGTAAAGTTCTTCAGTCCCGTATCTTTGAAATTATAGATCCGATATTCCTTATCGTTATCGTCTACCTTGTCATCGTGGCTGACACTGGATATTGTGCCCTTGTATTGGGGATATTCATCCTCAAATATAACGATCTCTTCGATTGCTTCCTCTTCTGGCATTTCCACGTTATCCGGATCATTATAGCGTTCATCTCCGATATTGATACGTTCACCGGTCGGGCTGTATTTATAAGCATCTACATAAGAAAT